CACCGACTGAATCACGGCAGCCGAGTGTGTAACCAGTTGTTAGTGCGCAGGACATATGTGTATTTGGGGTTTAAGTTTCAAGGAACAAAAAGCAGGGGGAGGTTTCCCTCCCCCCTACACATTAGGTCAAGCGGAAGTCTACAACCAAGTCTGGCCACGCCAGTTGCACTCCACATTTGAAACTGGCTTGGAAACGTACCTGGTCGTTGTCTTTGGAGAACCAGATTGAGAACTGCTCCTCGTCGCTCAACAAGTCGGTTCCGTAGAAGAAGTTGCCGAGGTAAGAAGAAACGATGCGGTTAGTTCCAGTCAAGCCGGGGACTGCGATGACACGGACGTTTGTGCCGGGATACATGATGTCGCCATCGGCAAGACCAGCCAAGTCAACTTGGTTGTACATGACGTTAGCGGTTGATTTGAACGCACCAAGCAACGTACGGAAGTTGTCCCAACCGCAGAAGATTACGAGGTCGTTCCGAGTAAGGATGGCCTGTGGAATTTGGTTGTAGATGCCGTCGAAGATGGCGATTGCGTTGCTTGTAGTGATACCAACGGATGCAGAAACCGCACCAGTGTTACCGCTGATGGTAGAACCCGATGCAGCGTTCAAGAGTTGGTTAACACCGCTGAAGTAAGCGTTACCCTTCCAAATTGCATTCTCCAAAGCCTCTGCGATACGGAGAGCCTTCTGCTCGCTGAATGCCTGCTCGAAAGGAACGCCATCGTAGGTAGAGCCAGCGGTCAACTGGGTCTGCATCCAGTATTGCTCCAATGCTCTTGGGCAAAGGGTTTCCTGCACCTTCATGCGTCCAACGGTGATATTCCGCTGGGTGAAGGCAGTCGTGCCGGAAGTTTCGTAACCGCAAGTGTCACCGCTCTGCAATACTGCATCGGTGTCCATGAGGTTGAGAGCAGCAGCAAACTTGATGCCCACCTGCTTGGTGAACAGGGCTGCTGAACGGGCCGAGAACACGGCCTTGGTGATGAGAGGGAGCCTCTCTTGGTCGGTGTAGGAGGTTAATCCTGTGAACGAATATGCCATGGTTAGTGGGGATTTAGGGGTTTATTTTTTGGATTTGAGTGATTGAAGTGCTTGTGCGAGAGCGTTGAAGTTCTGCGATGCAGCAGCCTTGCGTTGCTCAACGATTGCGGAACCGCTTACCTTGGGGGCCTCGGCTGGGAGTTCGGAAACCTTCTCGACGATGTCGGCCATGGTTTCAACCTGTGATGCGAATGCGGACATTTTCTCCTTCATCTTTCCCATCTCGGCATAGGCTGCTTTGAGTTCTTCCATGATGGCTCCGAGGTGCTTGGCGACGATGGCCTCAACGACTTCGGGGGTCATAGCAGGATAGGCTTCTTTGATTTCCTCGGTAACCTCAACGGCCACTTCGGGGGTGATTTCAGCAGCAACGGGCAAGGCTTCGATTTCGGGGGTTGCTACTTCGGCAGCGATGACCTCGACGATTTTGCCTCCTTCGGTCTTGATTGTTCCGACTCCTTCAACGACGTGTTCGCCATCGGGAGCAGGGAGAGTTCCGTCTTCGGCTACAACGTAAACGGCAGTACCAGCAACGAGGTCCCCGTCAACACGGACAACCGTGCCATCGGTCAACTTGTAGTCAGCGAAGGACTGCTTTTGGGTGCTGAATTTGCGGAGTTCAGTCCGCAGGGATTCGATTGCGTTTTTCAGGTTCATAGTTAGTGGGATTTGTAGGTGGGGGTTAATTGTTGCAAAAAAGCGGTTAATTCGTCAGCGAGGCCAGCGAGTGCGACCTCCATTTCGGATTCGGTCTTGTCCATCCCGAAAAGGCCCTCAACGGAGAAACCCCGGAACAGGTTGCGGTTGTCCCACACCTCGTCATTCTCGACTTTGAAGGAACCGAACCAAGAACCGTCGGGTGTGTCCTCGTATCCTTTCGGTGGCATGATGCCACGCTCGGAGTCGGTGATGAAGGACTCGAACATATAAACGCCATCCAGTTCAGCGTTGTGGTAGGCATTGACGTTGTGCTGGTTGCCTTGCTTGAAATACTTTTGGACTATCTTGCGGATGGTGGCTTTGTCAAATACGACGTAGTATTCCCCGTAGGTTTCGTCCTTGCGGAAGATGGGGGTGTCTGCAAGCATGAGAGGACCCGTGAGGACCCTGCGTTCTCCTGTTTCGGTGAACTTCTGCTTGGCTTGGCTGAAGGCTTGGAATGGCCGTTCGATTGCCGGCATATCGGTGAGGGCCACGAATTGGACCCCTTCATCGACCTCGTCCACGGTCATCCTATAAATGGGTAGTTCCATAGTGGTAAATGTGCTACGCCCCTAAAGTTGCAAATTCCTCCAACCTCCGAACCCTCCGAGTGCTTTGGGTGATGTCCCTCTCCACCACATAGGCTCGCATCGGGGATGAACCTTGGCCTTGGCCCATTGCAGCACCATCGGTTCCAAGCATAGTTGTTTGAGGGTTGGCAAAGATTGGAGCAGGTGCAACCTCGCCTCCTTCACCACCTCCAGCAGTCAACGCTCCACCGCCTCCACTTGCTGAACTCCCTTGGAACTGGGTCTTGCTGATTTTGGCGACCTGTGCCAAACCTGTCGCAAGCGCGATACCTGCTTCAACGAACTGACGACCTGTTGCAAGTTTAATCGGGTTCCCTCCAGCCGTCAAAGCAGCGGTTACGGCCATGAATGTATTGATGAGGGCTTGACCCATGCTGGCCTTCTTGTTTATCTCAAAGGCTTTTCTTTGGTCTTTCTCGGACTTGCCCAAGCCAGCGGTCAGCAAATCACCAAGCGCACCAACGGCATTTGATGCCATCTGTAAGTCCTGTTGTCTACGGTTGCGTTCAATTTCCGCAATCTTTGCCGCACTATCCTCGGCAATGCCTTGCTCTTTAAGTCGCATTTCCTCGGTCAGCAGGATGTGGGCTTTAGCAAACTCGTCCGCATCCGTAAATCTCTTTTTGAGGTCTGCCTCTCTTTGGGCTTTCTCTTCCTGATGGATTGCAAGTTTCTCATCTCGCAACTTCGTTTCTCTTTCGAGTTCATCGGTAATCCTGCCAATCTTAGCCAATCGTAAATTCTCGGATTCCTGTTTGGCTGCCGAATCCATTGCCCTCAAATCCTCTGCATCTTTCTTCTGCTTTTCTATTGCATCGGTTCGCAGTTTGGTTTGATAGGTTAGCCTTGCGACTTCTTTCTCGTGAATCAGTTGCGCTCGTTCTTCTTCCTTCTCGGCTGCTGCAATCCTTGCGTCGTAAGCAGCCATCAAGAGGCCCTGCACCTTTGCCTCGCTTTCGCCCCTTGCCTCTGCAAGTTCAACCTGCCTTTGTGCCAATTCGGATACGGCCTTGAGGTCTTTCGTTTCAATACCCAAGAAATCTTTGACAACCTTTGTGAGTTTTTCCCAATTCTCAACAAGCAATCCAACACCAACAATCGCTGCACCAATACCCGTTGAAATCAATGCAGTCCTAAAGAGGCGAAGGCTTACGATGGTTCCTTTCAACGTCTTGTCGTAAAGAGCCGTTGCAATCCTGTTGGCAGTCATTGAGATGGCCGACTCCTTTTGCAGCAGAACCGTTACCTGTTGGATTCCGTTTGCAATAGCCATCGTCGCATTGACCTGCAACATAGCCTTTTGGATGTCCTCGTTTTCCTCGCCAAACAAAGCAGCAGCACCTTGAGCGATTTGAAAGCCAGCAGCAACGCCTTGGACCGCTTGCGTGAATGCCTCAATGTTTTTGGTGTCCGAGCCAAGGTTTTTGACTCGTTGCCCGACATCGCCAATAGTATCGGATAGTTGACCTGCCTCGGCCTCTAAATTCCTAAACTCTTCGGAGTTCTCTTGCCCGGCAACCGCAAGGTCAACGAGCGCACGTTGTAAATCACGGAGCCGTTTCTTTGCGGATTCAGTTCCCTGACCTGTTGAGTCTTTCAGCCCTACTTCGAGGACGATTTCTTTAGTTACTGCCATAGTGTTTATTTATCCTGCCATGATGGTATTCCCGACGCAACCTCTAAGACCTGACCTTCCGTTCCGATTCCTAAGTTGACCCAATCGGCTCCGTCCCAATACTTGATGTCGCCTGCTGCATCGCCCGGTGTGAACCCTTCACCTGCTGGACCGACCGCACCCGTTGCTCCAGTCGCACCCGTTTCACCCGGAGGACCTGCAACCGCTGGGAGTTCTTTGATGGTTGGAATGGGAGGTACTTCGTTCGGGTAATCCGAGTCCGTTGCAGGGACAGGGCCGTCGTAGGGGAAGTAATAGATTTGCTTTGGGACAAACTCGGTGAGGTTGAGAATCCTGCGAAGGGTTACCCTGCACGGCTTCTGCTGACCTATCTCGTAGTCCCGAATCTCAAGCAGCCTCCAACGGACCCCTCCGTAGTAGATGGGAGTGCGGAAGTCAAGTTGGCTGATGTCCACGGCATTAAGCATGATGGAGAGTTCCAACTGCATCGCTTCACGGCTGACGGTTTCTTGGATGAAGTTCCACCAATAAATATTGAAGAGGTTGTTGTTCGTGTATGCGTAAGGGTCGCTATTTGCGGCAACATTCACCGCATAATACAACTGTTTGGGGATTCCAAAGGCGAGGTCGAAATCTGCTGCGTAGGGGTTATTGATGTGGCTGACAAAGGGCAGATTCAACAACGACTCTGCGAGTGCTACCGAACCGCTGACTCCGTATTGGTAGGCCCACGTCGTCGGTGCTTCGATGAGGTTGTATTGGGCTATACGATAACCGCTCTGCAAGGTCTTGATGGTTCCCGACAAAGCGGAGCCATCCAAGTCCCAAGCCCTTCCAACGACCTTATCCGTTGTGAAGTTTGCAGGGATAAGGGTGCTGCAAGCGAGTTCGACGACGTTCTCGCCTTTGCCGTAAAAATTGTCGGTCGTGAAGATTCGCCCTCCGTATCCTTCCTTGGCCAATGGGTAGTTCGACTTGTCAAGTTTGGAAAGGTAGTCCCCGGCATCCTTGTACTTAAACACGATGGTCTTGTATTGGTTCGGGTCCCCATTCGTGATGCTTTGCTCTGCGTTCTCATCCGATTTCTGCGACCAGTCAACCACTCCGCTGGAATAGAAGTCCACCCAAGGTTCCACGATGAGGTTCTTCGGGTCGGCTGGGTCCGGCATGAAGTAGAGGTTGAACATCTTTTGCAGGTCTTGCAGGAGGTCCGATTGTTTCACGTCAGCAGGCAGGGCGGTCCTCATGTCAATAAATGATGCAGCAGGGTTTTCAAGGCACTCCCATAAGACCGTTGCACCCGAAAAAATTGTTCCTGCTCCAGCAGGGTTGGTAAACACGAATCCGATATTTGCAGTCGTATTGGCCGGAATGGTTACGTTGCTGAAAATGGTGGCGTTTACTTGCGTATTTCCACTTGCATCTAAAGGTAATTGTAGGCCTGTTATTACCGCATTATCCGTTGAGTCGGTCAAGTTTCTGACCGACATATTAAACCTTGCCGTATTGCTTCCTGCACCAACAAGTTGTAAAGAATATGTAACGGTTATATTCCATCTCGTAGGAACTACCGGAGCGACAAAGGTGCTTGACGAAGGAACCCAATATCCGGGCCGGTCGTAGTAGGTCCCAGTTTCATCTTGGAACCGCATCGTGAGGTTTTGATTTGTTGCCCCTGTAACCGCCCCCGTACTTGCAACAAAAATCGCAGACCCCGAAAGGTTAAGTGCCAACTGCCCAGCAGCGTAAGGAATAACCAATTTTCCGAATCGCTCCGAGTTGAAAAAGTTGGACGTGTAGCGATACCCCGCTTGCGCAAAGATCAGGTCCACCATCTTTTTTACATAGATGCTTGGTGTCATCTTGTAAACAGGCACGGCAAACCACCCCTGCGTAACTACGTCCGTGTAGCCGTAGGAATCTACCAAGCCGTAAACGTAACCGCTTGCACCGCTTGCCGTCCAAGTCGCAGAAACATGGGATGAAGTGATGTTGTGATTCATCCCGCTGACCCCAACGGTTGTCGCAAGTAGGTTGCCCTCAATAGACTTAAATAGGCTCACATCGTCCGAGAATAGGCCAACCTCGTAGGTAACCTCGCCCCGGATTTTGGACATGGAAATCAGTTGCAGGACTCCGCTGAACACTTGGACCCCGTCCTCCCACATGGCTGCACGAATCTTCTTGTTCGGTTGGAATCCACCGACGAAGGACTGGATGTTGTAAGCATGACCAAAGCAATCCCGATTTGTTGTCGTATTAGGCAACGTGATGGTCTTGGAGAACGACCCCCTCCGCTTGGTTATGTCGGCAATGTCCTCCACCGAAAAGGTCAGGGCGATGTCAATCTCGCCCATCGTGTCAAGGACATAAGCGAGTTCGGGTTGGTCGTAAAGGGTCGCAAAGGTTGAGAACAGGCAGCCGTAGCAAGCGTCCTCCCTGCTTGTAGCACCATCGGCATCGGCTCGGTCGTTAAACGCATTCCAAGCCTGCAAGTCGGTGGTGTAGTCAGCCGTCGGGTAGGCAATTAGCGTAACGCTCATAGGATGTTGTTCTTGTAAGCCACGGCAACCTCGACCTGCAACTGAGTGAGGCGGTCGTTCCTTCGGGTCGTGAATTGGTAGGTGTTAGCGTTCACAATTGCTTCAACGAGTTGACCGTCCAGTTCAAGCCATACCTGCCCGGAACGGACCATCTCAATCAGCCACTCGGATTCAGCATCGGTCAGCCAATCCGAGTTGAGTGCGTAAACGTAGTCGAACTCCCCAGCCCAGACTTTGTCGTAGGTGGTAGTCGCATAAACGTCCGAGTTGTAGCCGAACGTCTGCCTGCTTATATTGGCCCGCTTGCGGTTCTTGAGCGTGAAGGTGTAGGAGTCAATGCCTCCGTATTTGTTTTGAAAGTGGACAGGGATGGAGTTGAACCGCTGACATTGCCCGATGACGTACCTCTGACGAATCGTGATATTTGTACTCTTTTGGAAGTAAACGTCGTAGAAGTCCCCGGCATTGCCTTGGAAGTTGACTGACCCTGCCAATCCGTCCGAGCATTGTCCCGACGTGAGGGCTTTGAGGTTCATTGGCCCGACCCCGAAGCGGACGACATTCGACCCCGATACACTCGACGCAGAAACATCGAACTGCCTTGCAAAGGTCGCTCCTGTTGCACTCCAGTATTGGATGTAAGCCTTTTCTACCCCGTAGTTGAACTGCCCAATGGAAAGCCATCCGTAGCCGTCAGCATAGACCGTGCGAGTCGTAGGAGTTGTCAGCATCCGGGTCGTGTCGTTGACGATAGCACCGCTCGGAAAGTACAGACCACCGCTCCAAGTCGCAAGTTCTAACTGCTCCAAGTTTCCTGCAAAGGCAACATTCCCCGACACGGTGGTAACCGTTCCTGTCTGCACGACTGGGGTGTTTCCATATTCCTCCATAAAGTCGAGCCTGTACCCCGAATAATACCCTGCATGGTCCACGAATCCCGTTTGGGTCAAGGTTGGCTTGGCCGGTGCAATCAGGGTTTCAACGACCTTGGCAACGTCAAAGAACCCGAAGTTGGTGGTGGGCAGTTTGTCGCACTTCAGTCGGGCAAGGGTCGTCCCTGCTGGGTTCTTGACATCGCACACGTACCTGTAATTGGGTTGTGCAGTCAGCGAACCGCTGACCTTGAAGAGCATCTTGTTGTAAACGGGTGTTGCCACTTGGGGCGACCCTGATAGGACGGTTGTTGCCATTTTATAGTTTGGTTGCTACGCTTATGGATTTGCCAAGGGTTTCAGCGATGGTGTTCACCAAAACGTCTATCATTTCGGGGGATAGAGCGTTGCTCATAAACTTGGTTCCCTCGACACCTCGCTCACGGATAGCAAAGGCCATTGTCCTTCCAAGGACTAAACCCTGCTCCTGCTTGGTCCGCATCCGCTTGAGTTTGCGTGAATAGGTTGGGGTTACTGCAATCTCCTTATTTGCAATCCAGTCCGCTATGGCTTGGGGCGGTGGAATCTTCTTGCCGTACCGAAACTTAGAGTCCCTTGCGGATATGTAACTTGACGACCTTCCGTGAACCCCTTGGTCAACATACTTCCAATAGGGGTTGGCCATGATAGCCACGACGATTTGCTTTGCGGATAGTTCAATGTCTTCGGGTGCGATGGATGCCGAGAGCGTTCCCCCTGCGTTTGCGTTGGCTGCTTCGAGGTTCTTCTTCGCAAGTTCGATGACCCGTTCTATCCACTTGACCAGCACGTCATAGGTTGGCGACTTGCCTCCACCCTTGGGTCCCACGACTGAACCAATCCCCTCCAAAGCGGTTTGGTCGATGCCCTTCATCGAACCGCTGCCGAACTTACCTACGGGTTGGCCATTCGCAAGTATGGTTGTTTCCATGCAAGTAAATGTACCCTGCCGAGGATAGTGTCTATCTGCGTCTTGCCCTTTCCGCCTCCATCCTCTCCGCTTCCAAGATGTCGTGAATCAAGAGTGCGTAATTGAGAAACTCCACCGCCTTCATTGCGAAGATGGCATCAAATTTAAGAACGTCCTTGTTGGCCATCCTCCAAACCACCATCAGCCAACCGTACCCGGCAAGCGGACTTACGTCAACTCCCCTGCCTTCGTCATCAGGTGCTTGGAATAGTCGCTCAAAACTTTCAAGTAGGATTCGGAACTTAGCAAAAAAAAACTGACAACGCCCCAAACGTCCCCGACCTTGGCGTGTTTCTTCATCAACTCGGCTCGCTCCGCATGGGCAGCCCCGTCGTATTTCTTGGGGAATAATCCGAATAGACCGCCCTCCCGGCACAAGGTCGCCATGATTCGGTGGAGGTTCTGCAGAAGTTGCTTTTCATCGGTCGTGTTTGCGTCCATGAGTTCTATCAACTGACCAGCAGTCAACTCGTCCGTGAACACGGTTGGAATCCACCACTTGCCCCCTGCTTTGAACTTTCGCTTGTACCCCAAGGCAGGCAATGCGTTCCACTCGCTTATGATGGCCTTGTAACGCTTTAGGACGCTCTTGGCGGACATTTCTCTCACAAGTGATATATCCACCCCCTCAACGATTGCGACGACCCCTGCACGCTTGTCGTAGTCCCCAAGGACGCTGCTGAACTCAATGGCTCCGATGCGTTGGAACTGGTCAATGGTGAGGTCTTGGAGTTTCATAGTTTCAGGAAGGTTTTGTAGGACGATGCCGACGATGCTGATGCAAGGTACTGGCTGAACTCCTTATCAGCCTTGCGTTCTTTCTCCGAATAGTACCAAGGAATGTGCCTCGCTGACTCAAGCAACGAAACCCCACCGATGAAGTACTCCTGACGATTGTAAACGGC